CCAGTGAACTTCCATTGGAATATATTGACTATTTTTCTCTTCAGCATCAGTCCACATTTTGTAGAAATGATTCATACCATTTGGTGTTGATACAATAATAATTTTTGTAGACTCACCAGAAGATATTGTAGGATACACTGAGTTAAAAAATTCTTCGGCTAAGTTATTAGCAACAAAAGCAAATTCATCTAAAAATAAAAGATTATAAGAACCCCCACGAATAGCAGAAGATGACGTAGCGGCCGCCACAACTTTAGAATCATTTTCTAATTCTATATTACCTTTGTTCCACACAACAATACCTTGCTGTAACCAAGGAGGGAGATATTCATAAGCGAATTGTATTTTACCCAACAAATCTCTAGCAAGAGAACCCTTATTTGCAAGTATAGCAATATTTAAACTATCATTGAATAGTATTAACCAAAGTATATAAGCTGTTACTGTTGTAGATTTTCCTGACTGTCTAGGTAATTTACATATATTAAAACGATTATTATTAAAAGAATTTACCATATCTTCTTGAAAATTATACATGTTAAATGGAACAAGGCCTTTATCAACATTAATAATTTTTATATACTTCTTTGCAAAGTATATAGGATCTTTAGAGCATTTTACATATTCTTGTACTTCTTCTTTAGTGAAAGAAACAGGAACAGATTTTGCTTTTAGATTTGGATTACCTAAATATGTTTGACTAACCATTATCTTACTGGATCTTTTTCTAGTATTATTTCTCTATTCTTTAGATGTTCTTCAGCTATTTCTTCTTTTGATTGTCCATGATATGCAACTGCGTGATGCTCATCTATCATCTTCTGATTTATATTGTGTTTACCTGCGTACCATAACTCACCAAGTATTCTACCAAACTTACCTTTCGCATCATATGTCTTTGTTCGTAATGTGATATCACCGGCTGTTATCCACTTAGTAAGAAAAGCTTTTGCTCTTTGTCCAAAAAACTTTTCTTTTGTATCACTTGTTCTTGACTCAGGTGTATCTATTCCATATAGTCGTATTCTTTCTTTATGTAACCAAACACCAAAACCTAAGTCGATGTCTACATCTACTGTATCACCATCAATCACTTTTACCACTTTTACATTATATTCATACATCATCATTCCTTCCAGATATCATCTTCTGTAACTCGGCAGTACTACCAACAAATAAAGCATTTGTTACATTTTTAGGATTCTCTTTTTTATCTTCTCTCTTTAAATCTTTTACTTTCTTTTGTATATCAAGTAAATCTTTATTTGCATCTACAAGTGTTTTTGTAAGTTGTGCTACGACTTCGAATGCTCTAGGATGTTCACTTGCTTTTGCTAAGTCAATTAAATTATCTAGTGCATCAGTACCTTTTTCAATAACACCATACAAATTTTCTCTTGCATATTTGTAATCGTTATCAACATCTTCAGGTACATCTGCTTGTTTATTTTCTTTATCTACTTCCACTAAATCTGTCCCCACCTCGAAAACTTTGTTTAGTCCGTCTGTCACATTATTTTTCATTAGTTAAAAAAATCTTCCCTATCAAAAGCAAATCCATAATTAGAGTTTGCACTTATTTGTGTAATTGGTATACTGGCAGTGCTATTAGCTGTTGGCGAACCATTTGCAAGTAATCCTGGTGTCAATGTCATTCTTTGTAATTTTGTATCTGTTGTTTTTATAATAACATTTCCTGTGGCAGTATTTGACGAAGGATTAAAGGTATTTACAAGTGTTCTACGTATAATACCTTTGTTTGTTACTGGCCCGAATAAGTATCCTTTTATTCTAAAAGTAAATGTATATATTATTGCTCTACGTGTATCGAAATCACCATCATATGTATCTTCTATTGTCATACCATTTAGTATTGTTGGTACATCTACATAAGTATCAAGTTCAGGAACTATTTTTACACTATTAGTCCACTCTGGGCGAAAATATGGTAATATTTGTTCTACAACTTGTACTGCATCTTCTTGATTAGCAAACATTGCGTATAATGACATGTCTAAATCGTAAGGCACTGGTGTCCATGTTTGTCTTAATGTGTTATTACCACCGCCTATTCCTAATTGTTTATGTGTTCTATTTAAAACTCTTTCTGGTGCATAATTCATAGATGTCAATTCAAATGATAATCTAGGAAGAACCATAGCTATTTCTCTTCTTCCGTCAGGATCACTTCTTAATTTAGCTAGATATTTTTCTCTGGGCCCATAAGCTATTGGAACTCTAAGTTGTTGTTGACTTTGGCCTGATGAAGTAAATCTAACAACATCAATATCATTGAACATATTACCAAACATGATAATATATTTTCTTATGGCGCTGTGATAGTGAAATTGTCCAAACATTACCAATCAGTTCCTTCGCTAAATGGATTAAGTTCTGAAAAATCTATAAAACCCGATTTACTTGTTTCAAAAAATTCATTGTTTGCTGTGCTATTTACATTAACAGTATTTGCTGTAACTTCTAATAGCAATCCGTCATCATCTTCAAGTTTTATACCACCAACAAGCGATTCGACTGTGAATGTTACTGTAGGTATAAAATCTGTACCATCAGAATTAATATAACCCTGTCCTTGATTTGTTATATTAATTGTGCTTACTGCCGAGCCTGAAAGTGAAGCTGTAGCTGTTGCTCTAACGGAATCTGGTGGATTGCCTACTGTAATTGTCGGTGGATTTTGATAATATTTACCACCATCAGTTATTGTAATACTTGATATATTTCCTTTCGAGTCAGGAACTGCCGTGCCTGTAGCTGTAAAATGTATAGCACTATTTGGTGTTCCTATTGTAATTGTTGGTATAGAAGAATATCCAGAACCTCCACTTATTACAGTAAGATTTAAAACAGAGTTATTGCCTATTGATGATACTAGTACAGCATCGTCACCTGTAGGTGATGCACTAACAGTGACTGGCGGAGCAACTGTATAAAAAGTACCTGCAACTGTGACTGTAGCACTTGCAACAGAACCTCCACTCAATGCGGCAACACCTTGTGCTGTAATTCTACCAGCTTCTTCTGGAGCTGAGAACGTGACTGGAACACTTGTTTGATATCCTGTTCCTCTATTACTTGAGTTTATTGTTGCTCCAGTCACAGAAGTTCCTGTTAATGACGATGTAGCAACTGCAACTTGAGCCGCTGGCGGTGCAGATATTGTAACTGTAGGCACAAGAGAGTAATCTCCGACATTTCCTAGTGTTAAAGCTGTTACTTTGTCTCCAGTAACTGTTGCTGTTGCTGTGGCTCTTTCTTTAAATGCTTCAAGAAGAATTTGAAAGTTTAATACATTTATAGTATGTCTTGCGGCCAAGTCATCGATTGCTTTAACACCTGTACTAACTGTTTGATGACTATATTCAAATAACTCACACCGAAAATCATACATTTGTAATTGTCCCATTTGATAAAAAATAGGTTGCTTATCTACATATTTTATTTCATAAAGCTGTCCAGTCATACCAAAGAAAATTAAATCACCTTCTGTAGGCCTTAGTATATTATCACCTTGATTATCTGTTTTGTATGATGAGGGATCAATTTCTTCTTGCCATCTTCTTTGTGCAATTGAAAATGTTATTTGATCTCTTACTTCTACATTAAATCTAGATAAAAATTCTCCTTCTCCATCAAAACCTTCAACATTTTTAATATACATCTCTAGTGGATATGCATTATCAAATTTAGATAGTACATCTTCACCAAAAAGATTATCTTCTTTTACTATTGTTCTAGGAATATAATGACAATCATAACCATAAATTTTTATGGACTCGATAATCAAGTCTTCTATCAAATTTTGCTGGCCTTGATGAGCAAAATTGTCAAAATAAAAATTAGTGGGCATTGTACTATCCAATCATGTCCATAACAGGCATGGAAAACTTTGATATTATTTCTTCTTCTAGTCTTTTTATTTCTTCTTCAGATTCACTCCAGATAGTTTGTCCGTTAAACTGTACACCACCTGGAAGTTGCATACCTTCAAACTTTTTAAGATTTTCGCCCCATTGACGTTTGATAAGTTGTGTTGTATACTGTCTTAACCACCAGTCACCCCATACTGAAGTATATACATCTGGATCTAGAACTCTGTAACACTCTACTATGATATACTCACCTACTGTTGCTCTTAAACTCCAGTCCATATCAATATATAATCTATCTGTGTGTCTATTAAAACGTATTCCTTGTTTGCCTACAAATATTTCTTCCATCAACGCTATATTTTCCATATTTGAAACATAACCAGAAAAAGATGACTTACTCCAATCAAATACTTCATTTAGTGTTAATTGATATCTTAGATTAAATAAATTATTTGCATTCAAACCAGTGCCTAGCGGAAATACTCTTATTACACCACTTATATTTGTTGGTACTGATATATATTGATTTGTTACATCTGTAGAAGTTATTTGATGTTTGAGAAATGTTCTTTCTGTACCATCATAATGATAATCTCTATAATACGCAAGTGCATCATCTATTCTATCATCTACTTGATCATCGTCAACATTTATCTCAACTACAGGATGTCCTAGTCTTCTGAGACAATAATCTTTTAGTGTTGCTTTTGAATTAGGGGTTGACATAACTACTTCCTTATGCTAATTATGTCACTATTTATAATAGTAATACTTATGAACCTATTACTGTTGCGAAATCAGCGGCAACTTGTTCCACAGTACCCATAGATGATGGATATACAGCCACAGCCGCTACATCAATTTTCCAAGAGCCTTCATTATTACTGCCACCAGATACATTTGCAATACTATTATTATGTGGTGAACCTCCAAAGAATGTTATCTGATTGTTATCAGAACCAGCGTATCCTGTTCTTCCTTCTCCAGTACTTCCTCGCTCTAACCGAGCCATTGTACCACTTCCTCCAACTTCTTTTACGTAAGGCATAGTTCCAAATCCACCTTTTGATACAAAAACCCAGTATTTATCCTTCCCATAATTTGGAAATCCACCATTGCCGGCTAACTGAGTATTATACCCTGCACCACCCTGCAATGACATATACCATCTACTGTTTACGGCGCCAGCGACAGAATAGCTATTTCCAAACCACCTCATACTATCAATAAAACCTACATTATGGTTATTCATATCTCTAATTACCATTCCATAGCCGTAAGCATCTAAAGGTGTTGGAAATTTCATAGCCCATACAATATAATTATCACTAGAGCCAGGATCAAGTTTAAAATCTGGTAAACCAGTAAATGATATGTAATCACCAGCATCTGCAATTCGAAGCCCATCTCGGGAAATGGTTGAATCTGATACAGATGTTGTTCCATTAGTAGCTACTGAAGCACCAGAATGTGCTTTGATTACAGTGCCATCAGCCCACATTGCAAATACTCCGCTAAAATGACTAATACTAACAGAAGTTGATGTTGATACAGTTTTATGTACTCCATCATCTGCTAAAAATTTAATTACAAAACTATCAGTATGTGCTGTGTTCGATGAAGGCACTAATGTAAATGTACCGCCAGAGTTTGTAATACTTGTTACTGAATTAGGATTTGATGGTGTTAACATGTGAGAATATGTAATGGGAAATCCTTCTGGATCTTCGGCCGCAACTGTTATTGTTGAATTTGCTCCTGGACTTAGATTAAGTGTTGATGAAGGTTGTGTAGTGAAACTAGGAAATTCGTCTGCACCTACATTAAATCTTTTCCAAGCACTTCCATCCCACATATATACTTCTTTTGTGTCATTTGCAACTGCAAATTCACCAACATATTTTCCGTTTGTAAATGAACTTATATTAGTGAATGATCTTTTACTACCTACGGGCCCTTGGGCACCTTCAGTTCTAACAGATGCCCATTGTCCACTATCTGCATCATTGTAATAGATATAAAGTTTCAAATCTGTTGAATTCCACCATAAATCTCCACCTTTAGGATTAGTAGGAGCAGTATCGCTAACTACTGTTTGTTGAGCAGTAGTTAATTGATCTTTATTCCAAACACCTTGTGTAGAATCATATGTAAATCCATTTTCAGATGTTCCATCACTAGGGCTATCTGGAAAGTTTAATGCCATTTTTTCATTCTCCTGTTAAATTATTCATCATGTAAATGGATTAGAAGTACTTTCAGTCACACTGTAATTCGTTGGGTTTCCTACACTACCAGTAGTTCCTGAATTTGTTACTCCATGATGTAATATAACTGTATTTGCAATATTTGTCAAAGGCTCTGTCGGAGGTGTAAAGTTTCCAGTATATACGGCTGTACCATTTACATATCTATAATTAGAAATTAATCCATTAAAAGGACCACCACTGCTTAAAAATCTTTCTTTACCTAGTTTAAATACTGCACCGTCCATATTACCCATCGATGTAGATGGGTTACTAGTATTTGTATGGATAGCACTTCCGTTTACATATAGTTTTATATCAGTACCAAATCTTCTTACAAGTGCAACATGATTCCATGCATTAGCAGTTATAGCACCGCTACTAGCAGTATAATTCCATTGCTGTCCAGAACCATTAGCTATAACATATTTTAAACCTGTTTGACTAACCATGTGCAATGATGACCACTTTGAACCGTGAGGCCCAGTGCTGTATATTCCAGCCTCGTACATACTTCCAGTAGGATATATCCACGCTTCGTGAGTCCAACTATTTGTTCCTGGAGAAAACGCACTATTATGAGCATATTCTAACCAGTAATTATTAGAAGAAGTTCCGTAATTTAATGAGTTGTAAGGAATAAAAGATAACTCTACAGCAATCGCATGAGATGTAACATGCACACCATCACTTGCCTTGAGTCTCAATGTAAAGTTGCCAGCATGTGCAGTGTTAGTTGAAGGTACTAATGTGAATACTCCATTATTTTCTACAATGTTAGTTACTTGGTTCGGATTTGTTGGATTTGTATCATGTGAGTATGTGATTGGAAAGCCTTCAGGATCTGTGGCGGCTATAGTTATTGCTGTATTCGTTCCGTCATTATTTAATGAATGTGTTGATGCTGGTGTTGTAGTTAATCTAGGATTTTCATCACCACCTGCGTTGATTCTATCCCATTCTGTTCCGTCCCAGTGATATAGTGCTTTTGTATCTTGTGCAAAAGCAAAATCTCCTACTACGTTACCAGAACTAGGAAATCCAGCTAAGTTAGTATAAGATGTAACTCCAGAACCATCAGTCCCTGCGGCACCGTTTACAGTTACCCATTGACTAGAACTACCATCATCATAACGAACATATAGTTTAGCTGTTGTTGAGTCAAACCAGAACTCACCATTTCTTGGATTACTTGGTGCAGTATCACTTACAGTAGAATTTTGATTTTCCCAAACACCTTTAGTGGAATTATAAGTAAATCCGAATGAGGTGTCTCCATTACTTGGACTATCTGGAAAGTTTAACGCCATTTTCTATTCTCCTATTAATTATGCTAATTCCCAACCAGTTGGTATTGTATACTGAGCGCCTTGCGTATGGCTTATGATTTCTACTTGAGCAGTTTGCATACTACTAGAACCATTATGAACAGCAGGCCGAAATCCAACCGTACTTGCATCGTCACCCACATCATATCCTGCATTGGTTCCTGGTACTACACCAGCTTTCCAAGTTCCATTTTTACCGAACCAGATTTGTCCATTCGAACCAGCCGCCGTATCATAAGCAACCATAATGATATCATTATCAGTAAAAGAGCCTCCGCTACCACTACCACCTGGATATCCACCACCATTGGAAGCATAAGTGTATGCACCACCTGAAGATTGATAACCACCTGTTGTGCCTGCTACCTGCACACCCACCATGAGTGTATTAAATATGTTAATCATTTTTAATTCAAAATAACCTTTACCAAGTTTACCAGACTGTTGTGATGTTGCCG